CGGTTGTAGAAACCGAAGCGCCGAAACAAGAAACAGTAGAACAAGAAACAGTAAAAGAAGAAACAAAATCAGACAATGAATTAGAAGACTACAGTAAAGGTGTACAAGCTCGTATTGCGAAACTAACTCGTAAAATGAGAGAAGCAGAGAGAAGAGAACAAGCTGCTGTAGAGTATGCAAAAGCTGTAGAACAGAAAAGACAAACTTTAGAGAAGAAGTTTGAAAAAACTGATTCTGACTACATTAAAAAATTTGAGACAACTATATCTTCAGGTTTAGAAGCTGCACAAAAAGAATTAGCTGCAGCAATTGAATCTGGTGATGCAAACGCTCAAGTAGAAGCTAACAAAAGAATTGCTACACTCGCATTTGAGAACGCAAAACTAGAGGCAGCTAAAGAGGGAAGACAAACAACAGCACAAGCAGAGAAGCCTGTGCAAAACTTATCTCAAGGTGGAGATGTAAACATCCCTCAAAGAGATGATCCAATTAACCCAGATCCTAGAGCCGAAGCATGGGCTGCTAAGAATCCTTGGTTTGGATCAGATAGAGCAATGACATACACTGCATTTGAGATACATAAGGATCTTACTGAAAAAGAAGGGTTTGATCCTAGTTCTGATGAGTATTATGCAGAAGTTGATAAAAGAATACGAGTTGACTTCCCGCATAAATTTGGTACAACTGAAACTAAGCAAACGGCCGCCCCTGTTCAGACAGTGGCTTCTGCTAATAGAAGCGTAAAGCCTGGTCGCAAAACTGTGAAACTCACTTCTTCACAAGTAGCAATAGCTAAAAAAATTAGGAGTGCCACTCGAAGAGTACGCAAAACAATTAAAAAACACGGAAGGAGCGTAAAATGGAAAACGAAAATAAAAACACTTCTCGTGCGAGCCAAACACGGTCAAAGTCTGAAAGACCAAAAGTGTGGGTTCCACCATCTTCTCTAGATGCACCCCCTGCACCTGATGGATTCAGGTATAGATGGATAAGAGCAGAAAGCGTTGGCTTTCAAGATACTAAAAACGTAACTGGAAGAATAAGAGAAGGTTATGAATTAGTTAGATCTGAAGAAGTCGAAAATGCAGCTGATTATCCAGTCGTCGAAGACGGCAAATACAAGGGAGTGATTGGGGTTGGTGGCCTTCTTCTTGCGAAGGTACCCGAAGAGATCGCGAAGCAGAGACAAGAGTACATGACTTCACGTCATGAAGATCGAAGCGAAGCAGTTTCAAACGATTTAATGAAGGAGCAGGATAGTAGGATGCCTATCAATGTTGAGAGGCAATCTCGTGTAACCTTCGGTGGTACGAAAAAGTAATTTTTTAATCACTGAATTTTAATAAACCGTACTGGAGGCCCTTCGGGGCAGGTACATTGTAAAGGAAACAACTATGGCAAATAGAAACACTCAAGGTTTTGGTTTAATTGCTGCAGGAACGCTAGGACAAACTCCAGCGACTTCTGGACAAGGTAAATACAAAATCGATGCGGGTTATGGCACTACTATATACCAAGGTGGCGCTGTTTCTTCTAATGCAGGATACGTGATAGACGGTCAAACAACTGACGCGGCTATCTTAGGTGTGCTTAATGGAATTTTTTATAACGCGGCTACAACTTTAAAGCCAACGTTTGCGAATTTCTATAAAACGCCTATAACACCAGCAAACTCAGAAGACATCGACGCTTTCGTGTTCGATAACCCACAACAACAATATGTAGTGGCAATTGATAATACCCTAGCACAGTCTGGCTATCTTGAAACGTATGATATGAATGCGTCTTCAGGAAGTGACACTACAGGTAAATCAACTTCAACTTTGGATCATGACGATACAAGCGCAGATGCAGCTTCATTTAGATTATTAAGATCTGCTGAAGATCCTGAAAACGACGAAAATTCGGCTTTCAGATCTGTGGTCGTTGTTCCAAACTTGATAAATCTACAAAAAGGCCAATAGGAATAAGGAGATAAATTATGGCAATATCACGATCACAACTAGTTAAAGAACTAGAGCCAGGATTGAATGCTTTATTCGGCCTGGAATACAAAAGGTATGAAAATCAGCATGCTGAGATTTATACTAACGAAAACAGTGACAGAGCTTTTGAAGAAGAAGTAATGTTATCTGGTTTCGGAAACGCACAAGTAAAAGGTGAAGGTGCTGGAGTATCATTCGATGATGCACAAGAAACTTTCACTGCTCGTTACACTCACGAGACCGTAGCTTTAGCATTTGCTATCACAGAAGAAGCTATCGAAGATAATCTCTACGATAGATTAGCTGCTAGATACACAAAAGCTTTAGCAAGATCTATGAGTAA